CATGCATGTACCACATCCATGAGTCGACGTTCCAGCCAGGCATAGGTTTTCCGAGGCCTAAGATCTGGCGCGGCAGTGCTAGTAGTTCGGTCCGTGATGTGATCCCTAGGGATACATCTTGGAACGCAGATAGAATAGAGTGGATACCACTCAGGGGATTCCCCCTGAGTTTTTCAACGTACTCTAGGCCGTGACCTGCAAGGGTCACTTTACCCCTAGGGTCCGATGAGTAGTCCTCTCGGTCTCTTTTTGTAGCGATGGCTACCCTTATCTTCGGTATATCCAGATATGGTAGCAACTCGTGATTACCGGATTTCATGGCCCAATGGCAGTTGTTAGATGCCATCACAGGGATATGAAACCACTCTTCACAGTATGTGCCCCACGCCTTAGTTGTACAACTGTCCAACTCAGATGTGAGGTAACCCCTCATCTCCGCGGCTTCCTCGAAGTATTTGCTGTATTGCTCATCTTCGACTAGCGCGAACACGTCGTCCCCGTTCCCTTCTTCGTGGGAACCCGTGGGCCGACGGTTCTCGAGCAGTTTGCACTTTGCATAAAGGTCGCAAACGGGATGCTCGAGTGAGAGATTAGTCTTAGTCAGTGGGGCGCCCATGGGGACACCATTTCGCATGGTGCCCACATGTCTGCCTCGGATGTAGATTTGTTTCTCCCCGATCCAGTACTTCCGAATAACTCGGAGTGTCTCATCGGGTAGACCCAACTTCTTAAGTAATAGGCCTGTAAGCGCCCACGCCGAATCCGGCGAGGGGCGATTAGTAGCCTGGTCCCAGTCTGAAGTGTAACAATAGCGCAGCGATCGCTGCTCCGGTGTGAACTTCATTTTCTCAATTGCCTTCCATCCAAGTCGAGCGGCCCTTAGGCCGTTCTTCAGGTTTGGAATTGATCTAATCATTGCTATGGTCAAGTGGCTGAAAGGCTGCAGGTAGGCATCAGATAGCACGCTATTCGATGTCACAACCCTGGCCTTACCGTTCTCACGAACGGCAGAGGCATTGACTCTATGATATTGTTCGAGGTCTACATTTGCCTCTGCGATCGGTATGATCGCATTGAAAAGTGTGCCTCTTATTCCTCGTTCGAGTGGTGGAATTTCTGTACCCAGATATTCTACCCACTCTTTGAGCGCTTGAAATTTCCCTCCCTTCGCACGACTGGATTCAGTACATGCGGAGGTGGACATAGACATGCGGAAAGAAGGATCTGGGCCGTACTGCTCAGTCCTTACCAACCTAGATGTTACGGTGTCAATCACCTGCGTAAGCAGGGCGTTTGGCGTGTATTCTCTCTTGGTTGAGGTCATGTCTATGAACTCTTGAAGGGTCTCTTTAATTTGCTTGCCTCCAGCCAGACCCGTTGCGCGGGTCTGGGCTATGAGGGCAATTCTCGTTATATAGGACTTAGATGTCTTCTGATCCGATCGGTTCAGAAGACGAGTCACAGCCTTGACGGCTGTGATGCAAGTCCACTCGTAATCGAGTGGGATCTTGGTGCCCTTAAGGCCACAAGATCTCACAATCTTTCTCCATGCCTTGATTTTCTTCAGTGTGAAAGTGTAACCACTTAAACACTGAGAGATAACCTGGCGAAAGAACTTATCGGTGTCATCGTAATCCCGGAAAACCTCCGGGGCTGCGGTGAACAGGCTTATGAACAGTCCGTCGGCAACGTTGAGGCATTCCCTCAACTGTCGGCGTCCGCGTGAATCTTTACATAGTTTCCGGACTCGCCTTCGGTCATCGAAGGCAAGTCTGTGAAACCAATGAGTTCTCTTGACTCTCTCCATGAAGTTCTCCTTCCTCGTACGGAAGATCCAAACTTCTTTCTTTCCCTTGGGATGGAATAGTGAGTCGTAATCATGTGTCCACGTGATTGTCTCCATTGGAGTACCATCACGAACGGCACAAATAAGGGCCTCCCGTAACTCCGTCCATTGGACTGAGATATCGGGATCAGGCCTGATCATGTCATGTATGATACACTGTGACCCTCGTCTCAACAAAGAGGTTTGGGGCAGTGCGTTATGCGAGATAATCATTTCTGATTATTTTTCTCTTACAAAGAAAACGATAGTTAGAAAACCAACCGACC